GTTCTGACATCACTAAATCTCAAAGCCCACTGAGGGCCTATAAGAGCATCAAAACAAAATATCAAACTTGCGGCTTAATCGCCGCTGATAGGTGTTGTGTTTTAGAAAGCTCGCATATAAAACGGAGCTCCCTGAAATCGCATGAACGTAAAATCTTCGCCCGCCGCCTTATCCACTTGGACGAAAACCGTCGCAGTGGTGAAATTGGCGTGCATGATAGCGTTGTATGCGCGTGACCAGTAGGTGTCGAAATTGTCGTCACCTCCATCGTTGGTACCCACCAGATCCGTAGCAAAGGAGTAGAGGAAGAGGTTCCTTGAATAAAAAGGGAATTCAACTTCCACACCTCCGTTGCTATCAACATCGAAAATTGCACTTCCAGCAAGTTGCGAAAGCACTCCCGCCGAAACGGTAAGCACTCCACTAGTGATAGATGGAACGACATTCGTATTGGCGTCGCTGCCGATAGACACGATCAAGCCAGAATGTGGCATGTTATCTTGTTCTGTGACAAAGCGAATTCGGCATTTGATAGAGCCCTTGCATCCAACGTAAGCGTATCTCATATAAGAATAGAGATCGCCATTGTAGGTGGCTAGAGGGCTACTGCCGTACGGGGTAGCTATTGGGGGGTATATTGCATCGTTTAGTTGACAAAAAGCTCGACCAGAAAGACCGGTAGTGGTCACACTAGTTGTAGTTACTGAGCGTTTCAAAAGAGAACGTAACGATACGGGCCGTTCTCCAAAGTGTTCCATGCAGATCTTGTCTGTAGTAGCATTGGAAGGATTAAGTGTAATGCATGAAACTGGTTGCGAATTGATGGTGTCTGTCTTCCCAGACTCCGTAAAAAAGCCTCCCATTTTGCTCTCCACCATCGCGGGGTTGGAGTAATGTGAGTCCATCAGGTTATTGCGCGACAATCGATTGACGATCAGATCATCACATGAGACATAGACATTGACCGTTATGGCACTGCCATCAGGCGAAACCAAATCAGTCATGGGAACGAAATAAAGCATCCCATTGCAAAACTCGGGCCCAAGAGCAGTGTAGGTACCAAAGCCAGTTGTAGTAGTGTAATAACATTCGTCAGAGAGCGGTTTTCTCATTTTCCTCCACGCCCGCGGTGAGGCCCATTCAACACAGAGAGTAACACTCTGAGTGTCTTGCAAATCAAAGGAAACGTTTTGTTGTTTTGTGAGATCGAAAGTGGCCGAAATAATAGTGTCTTGTGACACATTGGGCTCGTGAAGAATAACATACTTCTGCCTATGGAACGCAGAGGCGACTATCTCAAAACGAAACTTAATATTCGCTCTCCAGGACGTAAAGGGAAGAGCAGCGAAGGAAAGCGCAGTTGGTTGCACGATGACTGCCGAAGCACCCGTGCGAACGATCTTGTCCAAAAGAGGATATACTTGACACTTCCATACCGGTTTGAAAACATCATCCGTCGCCGCAATCGTAAAAGTAGTAAGAAGAGACTCTCTCTGAGCAAGAAAATTGAGTGTCATTTCATCTTCCGTATCTCCAGTCGCACGAGCGTCAACTGATATTTCCTGTTTAGGATCTAGGGAAATCTTGAAAGCGGTGTCGTGCGCAACTGTATTGGCTCCGTTCATGTAAGGCATGTTTTTAACGTAAACAGGGCTGTCGACCACATTCGGTTTCGACCAACCAAACACATGAGAAACCTTCTCAAGACCAGAGAAGGCCATATGAGAAGCCGTTGCATAAGGTGCTATGGTCGGAACCCGCATAAGCATCGAACTAATTTGCGCCATCCCACTGGAAATCTTCTCCAGCGGGCCAGTTTCCCTTTCATCGAGTTTCCCCGATTCAGTAAAGATCTCAAGCATAGTCCCTGTGGCGCCACCCAACTCAACATCCTCAAACCACGCCTGAACATAATACTGAGGAGCAGAGGTGGTGGCAACCACGGACCCAGGGGGGCTAACAGTATAAAAGTAGACTGAACCCATCATTTTGAAATCCTCGAGTGGAGTGATGTATGAGATGGCGGTCGCAGATGAGTTGTACAATCTCCCCATATTCTTGTGATGAATGAAAGGAATAACCATCTCAGTTGGCTTGTTCTCCCTGATGTCAAGCAAAGCACACTCACGAGACTGCGATAAGTAAGAAATAATCGCTGTGCGTGCAGTGGTAGCATATAGCATCAAATTTTGGAGAGTGTCACTACGAGTAGGATAAGGCTGATAGGAAACAATGACTTTGCCGTAATTCTGAGGAACTCCAGTGATAACAAACCTCAAATGCATGCGCGCCTTGAAGAATGCAAAGTTTTTAAACTTGGCGCGTATGGAGGGCTTATTCATCATTAGGTCCCAAACCGGAAGGATGACTGACGTATTAGACCCCAAGGTGAAATTCCCGCTCGCAATGAGAACGGGACGTTTGAGAAAATCACCCAAGGGCAAAACTCCTCTAGAGCCTTGCTGAGAAGTGATCGTGACGGGGCCATCAATGAAGTCTTGCACGTCCCCGAGAATGTCAACCATGTTCTCATTAGGGTGAACATTGGTGACCTCACCCGAATGTTGCATACCATCCGAAGATTCGGTAACAAATGGTGGTATCGGCGTATTTCTTCTTTCCTCCAAAATGGTGATTGTGAGTTTTATATCACGAACACGTGCCAAATAATCCATTCGGCGCATATAAGCAGCGCTCATGGAAGGATGGGAGAGGTAGTTGTAAGAAGCCTTCATGTTGGACTCAGAAATGTTTTTGAACAAAGCTTCCTCAACAGGATGCATCGTCAGATAAGTGAGCTCTTTGTGGAGTCGGCTCAATAACTCGTTAGAATCAGTGCACTGGGTTACACTCCTCAGGACCGTGCGACCCCGAGGAGGTTCGTCGATAACCACGACGGGGGTAGTAGAGATATGTGCGGATGAACCAATTTCCGCGTATTGCACATGCTGAACGAGTGGACAGGACTCGATTTCGTCATCAGGCGGAAGCTCATGTGCCGAGAACTTCACCATCAATAAATTGAACGTCGGGAGAAGGCGATGACTCACGTCTCTCGGTACGTTATGGTAATGGTATAGGATTTCCTGCCATCCTTTTCTCACAGCTTCGAACTGCGGTTGCGTTTCACAATGGAAGAAGTACTCCCACAATGTGCTACGCGATATGTCGATAACTTGCTCCTCGCGCGAAACGTGCTTTGAAGGTATAATGAAACACGCACTTTTGACGATGGATGACATCTCCAGGCGACCTACCCACTTTCCCGTCAGTGGGCTGACCGCGAAGCGACGTTTCAGAAATGAAGCATGATGAACGTCAAGGAATTTCTCAATCTCTTTGGATTTCTGAGCAGACGTAAAAGCCATATTGTAATGAGTGGCACAGAAATCTGCATAGACCTGGTTGTTAAAAAATTTGAGAGCGTCCGTTTTAATAGCCGCCAACAAATCATCACCATATGTCCACGGTAAGATAAAGGAAAAGAAATCCAAATCAGGAAAGAGAGTGGTCCATGCATAAAGCAGCATAACGATACCTCGGATGGAATTATTCTCCGCGGTTCCGTACATGCCAGAGGGTTGCATACCACTAACAGACATGATGGCTCCGAGCATCCAAATCAAAGGGAACATGTTTTCGGACAGTAACGCTTGCACTATCCGGGCAGCATAGTCCGAATAACCCTTGTTTTTGAGGACTCGCCAGATAACAGTGCACGCGGCGAGACCAATTTCAAAAGGATTTTTCTTGTCATACTTCTCGTAATCCCCTTCCAGGAAAGTTTCGCTAAAAGCCAGAAGGGTCCTTACCATCTCATCGGTGCCCGAGTGCATGTCAATCCCCACTGCCGTGCAGAAAACGGCACTGTGTTCCATCATCGCTGTATAAAAAGGATAAAGAAACATGCGTTGTAAAATAAGGGAATCCAGAGGAGAGCCAAAGAAAACGCGTGTAGAACCATTTTCGCACTTCTCTATGGGTCTCACCTCGTCTTTGAGAGAGGCTTTGTAAACAATCCCAGGGCACTCACCCCGTGAATACATCAACAAATCACCCAACAGTTTACGTTTCAATTGTTCAGTTGGTTCACGCGTGGACGTCCCATCTACCAGCGGAATATGGACATCCTTCTTCCCGCGCAGTCCAAAACCGGCAGCCGTAGAGGCGTTTATACGACGAGACAAAATGTCTCCGTTAACGCCATTAATGGCGGTCTCCATAGTAAGAGGAGACATGTCCGGCAAAGCATCCGTCAACCGTTTCACCAGCACCTCAATGACAACGGCCATAATCGAAGGGTCAAGAGCGACACGGTTGGCATCCAGGTCCCGAAGAGCTTTATTGTATGGGGAATAGTAAACACCATGTACGGTCTTGGGCTCCATCATTGGAGCACCCATCACGCACCTCCCCCATTCGTCATTGAGGGAGTACATCAACATATGCTGCGCTTCCGCAGAAAAGTCAGTGCGTATAATGTCCGATTTGCCGCGAGCGCTAACCTGTTCAGCCGTCTGCCCAAAAAGACGAATCCCCACCAAAGACTCATAACAGAAAGGGCTTTTGTCGGGCATGGAATGCAATGGGACCAATTTCAGACTTTCAGAAACCAAGGGCATGTAGGGTGAGATGCTTTCAAGCTTGTCAGAAGCAACACGAATTTGTTCCAGAGTAAAAGAAGCGGCAGTGCACCTTGGATCAATTTTCGCTCCAGCACAATGTATACCAGCCAGGACAAAACCCCTTGAGTAAGAAACCAGAAGAGGAGTTCCACAAAAGCCAGGCCTATGACCATGCCAATCGTACATATACCCGGCGGCCACTTTGATAACGCCAGAAGAGTCGTTGATATCGAAATCGACGATAGAAGTAGCGCGCGTAGCAACCCCACCGACATAGGATTCAAAATTGCCCTTCACATGTATTGGGGCTAAGTAATTCCTCACATCTTTAAAACGAGTATGGTTCACATGGAAAAAGATAACGTCATCACTCACGGTAACGACGTATTCCTTCCGTAAAAGAGTCTCCTGAAATCTAACCTCTGGACCGTGACCACTTAGCTGAATTTTCACACTCCAGGGTCCAGGACCTGCAAAAGCATGTGAATTAGCCACAGCGTATGATCCGTAAATACCGAAAACTACGGTTTCACCAGTACCGTCTATGATAGCGCGTCTCATATTGCCTTTCATGACAGCATTAATGCTATTCACGTCGTTCATGGCAACTGGATCAATAGGGAGAATTTCTCGCGCGTTCCAAAAAGGAGTATTTTTGACATCCACCCTTTCAACCCGACGAACACAATGGGCACGATCTTCAACCTCATTGATTTCGGCATTCGTCGCGGCATTTCCGTTGTGCAAGACACTGGTGGCTTCAGTCTTGTAATTCGCCTCAGTGGCTTTCCAAAATTTATAATAAATCGCCAACATGGCCGCGAGCACCACAGCATGATGTGCATAAGCGTGCCATTTGGGAGCATTGTATCCGTACCATCTCTGACTAATCAAATCGTTCCGTATCGCGACAAGACGGGTCAGCACGATCCATAGGACTCCATTGAACCAGTACCCAGCAACTCCACCACTAAGCCAAACAACCCAGATCACGATTGTATAAACAACAATCGTGCACATAGGCACAACAAAGTTACGGATGAAAGCGGTAATATACCATCCAATTTGCAGATAAAACAGCCAAAACCAATTGTAAATACGATAGTTATGGTGTTCATTGCGCGGGTCATAACCCATCGCTCGGAGTTCTTCAGAAATTGGGCGCATTGCTTCTACATGCAGAGGAGGCCGCTGAGGAGCACAGTAACAGACTTTACAGTCACAGAACTTTCTGCGCACGTGAATCGCTGAACGTATCGTATCTGAAACACCACTATAGCGCTGATGCGACACGTTTTTGGCATAAGCTTGGACTTTGATGTGCTCACGCATTAAGTTTTTCATGACCATTTCAAACTCATGGATGTCACCACCGTCCATATGAATTCGCTCGGACGTGTTGACCAGCCCATTGGCAACGTAAGAAACGACCTTAAAAGTCCAACGATCCATCCTGTCACCGAGTTGTTGCATAGACTTGAGAGGGTCTAAGGAAGTCGTGTTTTCTTTGCGAAACTCAGGTTTAACAGTAGGTGTAATAAAATAAAAACGACGTTTGTATGCCGCGGGATTTTGAACCAGAACGCCAAGATTTAGACCGGGTGAATTGGTATCCAACCCTACAGCCTCCGGACATGCCATAACTTTCCCTTTCTTTTCAACTGCCGCCATGTTGAGCGGATAGGGCAGCGAGTCACAAAGACTCGTTAATTCGAGCACAGATGGGTCGCCGAGTTTGCTTGCCAAGTTCACGTGCATATTCCCTAACTCGGAAAAGTGCACGTAAACCTGAGAGCGCGGATCATGCATCTCCCAAAAATCGGATTGTGTCTGTTTATGATACACATGGGAGTCGTCGAACACACGTCCTTTCACTTCTGAGTGCATTTTAAAAACAGCACGGAGAAGCAAACTCTTGCCAATCCCTGGATCACCAGCCAAAATGAAAGGAAAGGGGGCCTCACGCTGTGCAGCATCGACCAACGATTGCTGTTCGTTGATTTCAACAATTAGCGTAAGCATAAATTTTCTCGATTTTCGAGCTATTGGTGAAAGCGGGGACATGCTCTTAGTGGTCTGTTCCAAAAACGTGTAAACTTTAGTAAGAGAACCGATGTACGCACGGCGGCACATACACCCCGGGACTGGAAGTCCAGAATAAAGAGCACCCTTGTGGGCAAGAGTGCGCTCCCCTTCCTGAAGTGCCCCATCAATGGGGTTGGAAGCAAGAACGAAATCCCAAACCGTCACGCCGTCCATGTACGCCTCAACGAGGCGAACAGAACTAAGCATGGCGTTAAACATGATCGGGACGAACTCAAGAGTGGACATAGGTTTGATTTCGCCCAGGAAGCCAGCCATACGATTAGCGATCTCGCGGGGCACGAGTTTAAAAGAAAGTGCTCCCAAAATGAAGTCGCGAATGTTTTTAAGTAACTCCGATTGTAGAACCGCATCACAGCGAGAGTAAATGGAGTGAAGAGTATCGGACATGGCCTCGGAACGCGAGGACCACAGGCTTCGAGTTTCAACCACGAATGCGTCCACGTGAGCCTTGACAGTTTCCATATCGAAAAACAGCCGCGCATATTGAAAGACAGCAGCAGTATAATCGTAAACATTGTCAGCACGAACCAATTGGTAAACAAAGCAAACCGCACTCCCAGCATGTGGTAATATTTTAAGGAGAGCAGCATATTCGGGAAGTTTCATGACGTCCAGCATAGCTTGCAGAAAGTCATCAGCGGGAAGATGAAAACTTTCAGAAAACAGGTCGGAAGTGTTCACGTAGTTGGCATATTTGCTCTTCTTCCCAAGTTTAACAACTGGCATTTCTTTAATTTCTTCAACAACAGGAGCAGGATCATTATCGGCGAAAACGTCGGTATTTTTGACGAGTTTATCAGTATAATCCATGAGATCAAACTGCGCTTCAATATCCAATTTGGTAAAACTTTCGGTGGTTTGGAAAGCCAGGAGAGTGGCCAACGACTCCTTCCGATTGTCATCGAGCTTGAGACGCATTTTCTGAAGGAGTATGAGGATCTGTTCAACGGGATCGGGAATTTTAAGAATAGGTCCATCACGTAACAGGCGTTCTTTTTCTTTTCTAGCCAAAAATTCTTCATGACGTAAGTCTCTTTTAAGATTAGTGACTTCAATGGCTTTGACGTTGTCAGAACGCGCTTTATCAAGCGCGCGTGTGACCTTATCGCTAGATTGAGTTCCAGCAACCACAGAAAGATGAGCAATCCTTTTCCTTGACTTGAGCTTAGAAGTAAGGAGTTTGTCTGAGGAAGAATTAGCATTTTTATGGGCAAATTCGGAATTAGGATCAACAACAGATTTGTTTTTAATGACAATTCTATCGGCGATTTTTGTTTTTAACTCCTCATTAGTGACCTCCAATGCATCAAGTTTTTTCAACTGGAAGGTGGTCATGCCTTGCTTTCTAGCCATCTTCTGCAGAGCTTCGCGTTCAATCGCAGCCAGCTTTTCCCTATGTGCAACTAGATCTTTCTCAATATTAATGTCAGATGAGTTGCGATGTTCAGTCTCAAAGTTTCGGTTAAGTTTGGCTTTGAGTCTTTTAGCAGCGGCTCTTTGGTTATTGGTGACAAAATGCACGTGATCATTAACAACCACATGACGTGGTGCTTCTTCCTTAACCTCAGGCGAAATATCTCCAAAGGGAACGGAATGTTTTTTATCCTCCCATTTGACAGGTTTCGGTTTGGGCTTTGCAATCCCCTCATGGTTCAAGTTACGAGAACCAGTTTTGATTTTGGGTTTAGCAAGTTTGCCCGATTCAGAGAAAAAAGAGGCACACAAAGACGGTGAGCGGAAATAGGTGTGGTAGTTCCAAAGCGTGTGTGTAAGAACAGCCATATTAACCTGATTACCAAAACCAGGAATGAGGAAAAAAGAAGGGAGAGTAAAGATCACATGGAAACCAGGCAATAAAAAATACAAAATCCCTCCTCCACGGAACTTGGCCTCAAGTAGACCAAAAATGAGAGGCACAAGAATGAAATCGGCTGGATGCAAAAATGCCGAACAGAAAAACTTACAAAGTTCCTCACAGAGTGGAGAAAGAGCAACAACCATGAAAAAGTCCCAAGAAAAAGGGGAACACGTGGAGTTGAAGTGCATATCTATATAAAGCCACAGAACAATAAAGAAATTTGCAAAGAAACCGTAAAAGGGAAAGCGCGAAGTGTCAAGATAAGGTTTGGGACACACGCAACAGGACATTTTGCAACGTAAGCCCCCACAAGTGGGGGCGTGGGGGGGGGCGACAGAAACAGTCAAACGACTGTATCTGTCGCAATCCGCTGATAGGGCGGGAGGGTGTACAAAAGTACTATCAGTTGGGTGATTTCTCGCTGATTCACGTCTTAGGTGAATGAAGGCCCCAAGCCTTCATGCGGTTTGCTCTATAAGTAGAGCAGGCAACTTTTCCTAATTAAAGGGGGGGGTTGAATTGTTTGTTGACAGAGGTAATATCTTAACCTCTTGAAAATCCATGTGCGGATTTAATAATCATATGTCAGGTGTACAACACAAAAACAGAAAAACAACAATAAAAAGAATGGGATACGTACCAATAAATGGTAGATATCCGAGACTAAATAAAGTCGAAATTCGCTAAAGCGTCATACGAGGTTAACAAAAAGAATTCGAATAGAAAAAGTAAAATGGGAAAACATCAATAAATTGATGAGTTCCGATAATACAAAAACGATTCTTA